AGCTGCCGACCCCAAACGCTGCTCAACGACCTGCTTGCGGATGTCCTCCACAGTACGATGATCAATGATCAGGGTCTTACCGAGCAAGGCGCGCGCCTTGTCGATCACATACTGACGGTCCTTCACCAGAGTATCCAGCTTGGCAGGAGTAATCTGCGCATCCTTGAGCTGCTGCTCCAGGGTGGCAATCTTGGCGTCGGCCGCCTTGAGCGCCGCATCCTTCTTGGCTGCGTCCTCCTTGTTATTCTCCTCTTCCTCTTCCGCCTTGGCTGCCTTCTTCTGGAACTCATCGAGCTTGGCCTGCGCCTGCATCAGCGCCCGCTGTACCACTTGAGCGGCAGTATCCGACATCTCGACCTGCACGCCGTCGATCACTACATTTTTCAAAATCGCGGTCATGGATGTGTCTCCTTTATCTACCGCTGCGTCGTCGCCAATCTTCAAGGATGACCCACCACGCGCCGTGGCGACTAACGCCAAGTGGTTGGCTTTAATGTTGCGTTGCACTGCGTCGTACTTCTCGCCGTCCGTCGTTGTGCCTGGCGTCCAATCCAGGTCACACGTATAGCCGACACTAAGCTGGTTCTTACCATCCTTGAACTGCTTAATGGTATCATGGTCGCGCAGCATCATGGGCACACGCACCGTCGTGCCGTCGCGCAATACTTCATCACCGGTATCGCCTTTGGCGTATTTGGACCAGTTTCTCGCGTCAACGAGCACGCCGGGGTGATTGTTGGTCACCGGCAGATGCGTGTAGCTATGCACCGCATCGTTGGCAAAGACTTCATCCTCAGGACGGAATACAGATACATATTCCATCTCCGGCTTGTTGCACTCGTCGCCCCGGTAAGTCTGGATACCAGTGCGCGCAATACGCGGGTAGGCGGACAGATAGCCGCCATCAATGAATCTGACTTTGGCCTCCTCATCCAGCTCAATGGTATCAGTCATCGTTACCCGCAGCTCGACGTCGCTGACCACCTGCAAGGAGGCAACAGCGGCGTCCGGGGCAGTATCGGTTGCCGGTTTCTTTTTGGTCATGATTGATTCCTCGTCCTCTCCAAGCTCTTCCAGCCGCTCTTCCAGCTCGTCAGGATCATCAAAGCCTTCTTCAGTTTCATATTCAGCCGCCAGCCGCCCCATTGGGTCACGCTGAATGGTCTTGCGATCTTCTTCATCCGATCTGACGGCGCGCCGGGCCAAATTGCCGAAAATCCCATACGGATTACGCCAGCCAAGACTCAGCCGTTCCGCGTGCAAGACCTTGTATTGTGCTTCGTTTTCCTTGGACGGCGGATGCGCTTCTAAAGCGCGAATGCTTTCATGAATCTCGGCAATACGCTGCTGCACTTCCGGGGCTAGATGTTTTGCGCCGGAAGCCTCGGTCTCTTTTTCCCGACGCAAACGCTCGGCCGCTCTTGCAGCAACCCGGGCTTCGTTTGCTTCTTTTTCTTTACGCAGGAACTCTTTTTCATATTCCTCTTTCGATGCACGACGCGCCGCTAATGATGCCGTCCGCGCCTCCTCCCCCCATGAGTCGTCGGTTGCATCTTCCTCTTCTTCATATTCCGCTGCGAGCCGCCCCAATGGATCGCGCTGGATTGTTCTGCGATCTTCTGTGCACCAATCGTCTGCGAACTTCGCCAGCTGAAACTTACCCTCAACCCAGTAAGCATCGGTGCTAACCGCCGCGTTGGCTGCACGGATTGCCGCACCCTCGCTCTTGCCCGCCTTCAACATGCTATTGGCAATATGCGACCATTGACGTTTCTTCTTGCGGCTGGTGGCCGCGGTCGTATGCTGTTTGGCGTGTTCTGGTTTCCAAGGCATAGGAAGTGCGCTCCGTGCGCAAACGGTTGAACCACAGCTATATTGAGAACGCCCAAGTCAAGATCAGGATAACAATCAATATCCCGACGATGAAAATGACCCACTCAAACCGGGTGAACATCTAACGTTTGATCAACGGCCGAATGAAGCCATAAAGGTCGATATGGCGCGATAGCTCGCTGGGAAAATCATAACGCGGATAACCATGCACCTGTTTTAACTGAGCCAATAACCGGTCGCTGCCCGTATTAGGCACCTGGTCAATACCCTCGGGCAGCATTCGCTGCTCATCGATCAGGGTACGGTTGGACGGCATACGGCGGATATCTCATAACGAATGTAAACATAGGTCATGCTGTAGCAATAGCGGCAGCGCCAGAATAGCTTGTCTCGCTCGATGCGCACGCAATACATGGGCTCGCGGCAATGATCGCATGCCGGTGGCTTACACGCATCAGGGCGTAACCGAAACAGGATGGCCATAGTCGCCATCCTTCACTCATGGTCAGTAACATCGACAGGCGCGGCGAGGCGCGGCGTAATATCCGCCACCGCCATAATAAGCAGCACGATTGACCCGCCGGGCATACCGATAGTCGCGGCGGCCAACCCGGCGCGCTGTAACTCGTGCTCTACGGTAGGTCTGCGCCTGAGCGCTATCGGTACTAAGTTGCCAACCAGTTGGCGTATCCTTGGCCGCGATCGGGACGCTGACGAACAGCATGGCTGTGAACAGCAGCCCTGCGAGACTAAGTGGCTTCATGGTTTGGTCCTTTCACTAGCTAATCTTTCTTCATATTGTTGTTTCAGCGAATTGTAAGCCGTCGCTTGATGCCTAACCTGCATCCCCGCTTTATGCTCCCACGACATACCCTTCCACTGTTTCTCGCTAATGTTCCACGATTCCTCCGGGAAATTCATGAAATAACCAGCCTTAACTCCAACCGACGGGCCTCCAGGGGCAACTATCTTCATCGTACCATAACGAATCACTCCCATCGCTGTCTCTTCGCCTTTGCGCGTGCCACCAATCAAAGTGATAGTGTATCCTTCAGGATCGGTATAGGCAGCCAGCTGGGTGCCTTTGGGTGGTAGCTTACCGTGCGACTCACCTTTGGTGACCCACAAGCCTCCACCCTTAACATGCACCCCACCAACTAACTCACCGATGGCTCCGCCCGTCCATCTTCCTTGCGGATCGCGCGGCTCGTTGGGATCATAAGCGTCCTGCACAGAAGCAAACCCAAACTTAACCGGCGCAGCATCGCGTTTGAATCGCCTGTCGTCCCACGGAAACCACGTGCATCGACAGTTTGGATGCAGTGGTAGGCTATCCTCAACCTCGTCAATGTCGTATGGCGCGCCCTCAGCGTAGTCGTCGCATTCCTCGCATACCCGATCATCGCCCGCAGTACGCACCCCAACCTCAATCGGCTCCTCTTCGTAGGCATCCTGCGCGCGCGCTCGCGGTACACTCTCCGGAACCACCCCCACCCGAGTGAGCCCTGCCTGCCGATACACCGCAATCTTGGCCCGGTTATACGCCGCGACCGTCATGCTACTGGTCAGTGCAACGATGCGGTTGGCACCAATCTTATCGAGGCACGAAGCCAGATGTCGACACGCCTTGTATGGGCTGGAATAGCGGCGTGCTGCCTCGCGGCCGACCTGCTGCACGATGGCTGCAGTAATGCCGTCCAGTTCCTGGCGCAGCAGCTGCTGGAGCAGCTGGCCACTGTGCGGGTGGGCTAACGTGCCCACCTCAAGTGCCCCCGCAACCAGGCCAGTCTGCCAGGCGCGTTCAACATAAGGCTGTGCCCAGTCGCGATGCAGATACTTGTTTGCCGCGCTCGTCAACCAGTGATTAAACGCCGCCAGTCTGACCTCAGGGGCCACGGCCATAACCCCAACGTTGGTACCCACCAATCCGAGTAGGTCGTGATCAATAATGACCGTACGTAGCTGCGCGCGCAACATTCGCAGCTGCATCCTGCCAGCTGCGCGGAACGCGGCCCGTAGCTTAGCTGTGCCAGTTGGGTCGCGGCCAGAACGCGCGTCAATAGTGTAACGACCAAACTGCAGACTCATTTACCATCCAGTAACCGCTTAGCCCACCAGCCGGTACGGCGCGGCTTGGCCGGCGGTATTCCCTGCCAGTAATCCACAAAGCTGCCGAGGAATTCACCGGTCTCGTTATATACCCCCTCGTGCAGATTACCCGCGCGCTGCCCCCATAGCTGGTCATCGGGTTTATAGGTCCTGGTTGGTGCACCATAGCTGTCGGAGACGCGCACCATCACCTTATCAGGACGCTGATACAAGCACATCATGGATTCGGTTTCCCTGGTGGAGGATTGTCGCCCGGCTGTCGTAGGCTCTCCGCTTTTGCCTTAACCAGGTCGGTCTCGGCTTTATGACGCTCCAACTCGTGTGGCTGCGGTGGCTGCGGCTCGTCCGGCTCGGCCCACTCGCCCACCTCGCCCTTCTTATCGGCATCCTCCAGCGCTGAGTCGAAGCCTGGATAGAAGCCGTCTTCGATCAACTGGTTTTCTCTTCCAATCCGCAAGGCGTCTGGATTGATCAGCCCGGTGTTGACGTCGATTTGATAGGCCTGCGCCTTCTGATAGGCGATTGCCGCCTTCTCCTTCTCGTCCATCTGCCATAATGGTTTCCAGTCGTAATGGATATCGGGGTCGCGGTCGCCAAACACGTGGCGAATCAACACCTCATCGAGACGATGAATAGTTGGGGTCAGCCTAACGGTCTGTTCCGCGGCCAGCTTGTCGTAATAATTGCGAATGTCGCTCTCGCCTGTAGCATTCATGCCCGCTGCGCTTTGTCCCAGTAAACGGGTCAGCGGAATGTCGGCAGCGCCCGCACAGATCAGCAGATAGGACTCCAGCAGCTTGTCCATACCACCCAGGTGCACCTGTAGCCGTTCCCATTCCTCTTCCTTATCGATCAATAACGCATTAAGTACCGACTTGGCCGCGTTGGTTTCGGAAAATCGCCGGATCACCTGACTGGTCGACTCATCGGTGGCCATCTTGGCAGTCAGCCCGGGCACCTTAATCACATCCAGCTTCATATCGGATACAATGTTAGCAACAGCGGTGCTGATAATGCCCGACGACTTGATTGCCTCGGCCACCGGCTGCAATACGCTATCACCCCAACAATCCTGCGACCGCTCGATATCGGGATACTCGTGGCCAATCATACGAATCACCCGGCTCGGGTGAATATACATAACCGACCCCGGCTCGTAGCCCAATGTATTCTGCTTACCGATGTTCTCAATATCACCAGGCGGATCTGGCGTGGCCACATTGGAGCGCAGGTAATAACTCGGCTCGCCATACCACGGACTAGTAATATCCAACACGCGCGGGCCGGCGCTGATCATCCAGCGCTCGACGACATGAATGAACTTCAGATCCCCTTTGCCCACCTTATCGACATCAAGCTCGTCATTGAAATCGCCCTGATCCACCCCGAGCACTATGGCGGCGCCACCATACAGCCGCGCTTTCTCAATGGCGTTGAGCAGCTTTAGCTGCAGGCCAAAGTCCTTCTCGGCCTTCTCCAGCTGCTCAATCTGGTCGGGGTCCGCCTGCCACTGGCGCCAGGCGCGACAGCTATCGAACGCAGGCAACTGGACGATCTTACGCGCGATCCAGTCGCCGCGAAACGCATTCTCCAGCTCGTCGGGAGGCAACTGGGTGAACGACCAGTGCTGATGGACAATCTTATCCTTCCATCCCCCAAACCCGATCAACAGGTTAGAGAAGGAATCCATCAACATCCGGTTCCACCAGACACGCGGTCCACTAAGCACGCTAGCCATGATGTCCTTTCAGGAGCCAGTAAGCCGCGCCATAGAGCACGACCATCAGCACCAGCATAGCAATGCACCAGTAGATCAGAAGGACGCTACGATCCCGACTCAACGCCAAGCACCGTTGATATACAGCTGGCTGAAGTGCGCGCCCATCGGCCCGGTACCACCATTCCACTGGGCCTTACAGCCTGAATAGGGGCAGCCACCCAGTAGCATTGAGTATGGGCGCCAGTTCAGGTTACGGGCGCGGTCGGTAAACATATCCACATACATGCGCTCGTTGCGGCGCACGTCGCGGGTGAAGGTACCAATCAGATGCCCGTCGACGCACGTCAGCTGCTCACCCTTACGGGCGTAAATCAACGGGTCTGGGTTGGTATAGACAAAGCCATTGGCCATCGGGGCGCTCGCTTGATCTGGGTCTACTCTCTGGCACTGGCACGCTGTCGCCGTTTGGATCTGCTACTGCTTCTTGGCACGCTGTCGCCGTTTGGATCTGCTATTTCTTTTTGGCCCGCTGCTGCAGGTTGGGTCTACGATGTGGTACTGGCGCGCTACGACAGATTGGGTCTGCGATGCGGCACTGGCCCGCTACGACAGATTGGGTCTACTTGAGGGTGCTGGCCCGCTAGTGCTGTTTGGATCTACTTATTCTACTTGGCCCGCTTTGCTATGTTGGATCTACTATCGCGAACTGGCCCGCTTCGTTACATTGGGTCTACTATCGCGTACTGGCCCGCTGTCGTAAGCTGAGTCTGCTAAGTTGCGCTGGCTTTGACATACTCCCGCAATACGAATACCCGAACAGCCGAAGTGCGGGTGGTCTTCGGCAATCGATCCCTGGTCACCTGCTTGACCAATTTGGATATCGGTAAGCCATGCTTAATGGCTATGGCGCGCAGCGCCATCCAGAACTCATCCTCCAGGCTGATGGAGGTTTGCAACCCGTCGAGGTCGAGTGAGTGTTTGTGCATCATTCGAGTACCCCATCGTACTCAGACGCCCCCATGTTATTTTCAGAATACCCATAGGATGACCGCCATGATCACAAGCAGCAGGATGATGCTCAGCCCCAACTTGAGACGCCAATCCTCGCGCATCACAGATAGACGGCAGCGCGGGCGGGACTGGCGGCAATGGTGGCGTACGACTGATTGGTCGATAGCCGAAAGTGGCCAAAGCTGGCCCCACCACTCAGAACCCCAAGCAGCTGCAGGATCACGTACACCACGACGAGCACCATGATCACTACCAACAGCACATAGATGACGCGACGGAATGGCTCCGGCAACGGGATCAATGGCAGCAGCTGCTGGATTGCCCAGAAAATCACCCCGCAGACGATCAGCGCGACGATAATGTAGACCAGCGCAGCAATCATGGCTCGCTCCTTCGTTCGTGGTAGTTCCTTCGTGGTGGTCTCAGAATGATCGTAGGGTAGCAGAAAGCGTGGCCGGTCTGATTAGGCCAGATGCGACCATCAACCCAGGGCGGTGGAGGCTGTGGCGGCAAACATACACGACCGACGGAATCAAAGAACCAGCTGCCAGCGACGGCAAGCAGCATCAGCGATGATGCTGTGCGAATCGTTCATCCCATCCTGGTTGAAAAGGGGCAAACTGATCCGGCCGCGGACAGCCGGCGCGCATGAGGGTCAGTAGCTCCTGCAGGGAATGCCACACCTTATTGTTGAGCACGTAGGGAGTGGCCATCGCGGTAATCTCGTCATACTCTTCCGGCGCCATCACCACTGGAAAGTTATAGGCGCCGTGAAATCCGAACGGCAGGTAATTCGGCCACCACATCTCGGCGGAAAACTGCTCCGCCAGCTCGACCTTCGGCCAGCAAAAACCTCTATCCTCCAATATGGGACGGTAGTAAACACACAACCCGTAATCCTCGGGACTGTAAAAGGGCAGCTTCCCACGCACGTAATCGGTCATGTCCCGACCACGCAAAGAGAAGCCGCCGTTGCCGACATTGTACGGCGGCAGCCGCAGCCACGGGGCGCCGATATAATCGTAGTCCAGAAAGCTATCGCTCCACGCTGCCGGGTTGATGATCCAACTGTCCCATTGAGCATAGAGGTAATGCCGACTTTTGATGTGCCTGGGCAGCTCGGACCACAGCACAACGTTGGCAGCCATGGTACTGTCGGCAGTGGTCCTGACCCAGCGTGCCCCCGGCAGCAAATTCTGATCCGAGCACACTACCACGTCGGCAAAGTCGGCCACCGCCAGACACTTCTCCAATGACCGCCGGGTCAACGCATGCGCACTATGATCGATGGCGATCAAAGTAACATCCGGCAGCTGCAGCTTGGGCACCGTCAGGCTTTCTGCCATTCACCACACCACTCATCCGGACCTTTGAAGACGACAGACGGGTAGCGGCGGCATAGACAACGATCAGATGGGAACCGGGTCAGGCCTGAGCCACCAGGTACCGTATGCGGGTCAATACTGGTCGTATCCCAATAATGACAACCGCTGCAAACCCGCGCCGGGGCGGCCTGCGGGACAATACCAACGTCACTCATCGGTGCCAGACGAAATGCCGGTGATGTGGATTACAGCGGAATACCACGCCATTAGGTGCGTAGCACCAGCGAGTGTGCTGATGCTCATAGACCAGCACACCACCGATCAGGCCCCCGACAAGCAGCGGGGCGCAACTGGTTAGCAGCGCCGTCGCCACCAGTAGCACCAAAATACGAGTCATCGGTTCATCAGGTGCACAAACTGCTCGGCGGTCATACCGAGCTTGACCCCGTCAACCACCACAGTCTCGGGCACAGCCGGCTTGCCCGGCACCGCCTCCTTGGCTTCCCTAGCTTCTACCGGTGGCTGCCCGCCCTCGCCAGTGGCCGGGTCTGCGGGCACTCCTGGATGACCCTCGACCGCCTCCTGTGCCGGCTGCTCTGGTACCTCGGGCTCGCCCGGCTCAACCTCAACTGACTTGATCTGCGAGACGATGATGACCTTCGGCTTGCCCTGGTCATAGGCGAGGATTGCGTGAGGCATGATGTGTCTCCTTGTGTTGATGATTCCCCGAAACGACACGTCCTTTAGGCAGGGCCTAGGATGCTGCCTTCGCTCAACGCATCGTTTCGGGTTTCCGGTCTACCCAAATTGATGCCAATACCGTCGCCCCTGGCCGCTCGCCAATCGCGATTGAGGGTCAGGATCGGTTTCCCGTCGCGCAAAACCCGCAACCGCGTGAACGCGATGCTCTCCCCCATGGCAGCCGAGCAGACGTGGGTCTGGCTGCCAACCGGAATCGCCCTGGCCGGCAAGGAAACCACAAGCCTATCGCCACGCCAGATCTCAATAACGTCGACCACCTACGCCCGCCACCCCATCAACCACATCGCCATACGCGTACGCAGCTTTGGTTTCGGCAGCAGTTGCGCCGAGTCCCAATGGCTGACCGACTTGTCGCCGGTATCACGGAACTGCACAACGCGTTCCTGTGGCGTTCCTTTGAGCTGACCCTGCTCGTCATACATATCGGGGTGGTAGAGCGCCGTCTGCACCGAGTCAGGGTCGATCAGCACGCTGCGGTCCTTGCGATTGTCGATCAGCTGCTGCAGCTTAGCGCGCAAGTTCTCCGGATTGGTCTCGAACAGCATGTCAATCAGGATCTGATAGCGCAGGTTGAGATCCGCGGCCTGCAGCTCCATCATGTCGAAGAACTTGAACGCCTCGTTGATCTCCTCGCGCGTCACCAGCCTCATTTCCTTGGCCGGCGCTGCCGTGGCCACCATCGGCATTGCCACTGCTGGCGCCACGACGCGCAGCAGGGTGCGTCGATCGAGCTGGTTCATTGAATGTCACCTTCGGTCTCGATAGCTCCAAGTCCTTGATCTGAACGAACTCAGCGTGCTGCAGATGTAGGTAAGCGTTACCGTCGCCAGTCTGCCGCATCTGGTAATTGATCAGCCCCATCAGCTGATGCTGACCCTTGGCGCGCAATTGATGATGCAGCGCCAGATACTCGTCCCAGGGTAATACAGCGCGGTACCATGGCTGCGGTCGCGTTGGGATGACGGTGTAGCGCA